GTACTTTGAATGCTGGCTCATTAGTTGATGGTGCTGGTGAAACAGATGATGTAACAGTTCCTGGTGTCGCCTTGGGTGACATGGTTCTTTGTGCATCTTTGGCTGTGGATTTGGTTGGTTTGACTGTTACTGGCTATGTCAGTGCTGCCAACACCGTCAAGTTTCGCATCCAAAACGAATCAGGTTCAACTGCGGACTTGGCATCAGCCACTATGGACATAATTATTGTTCGTATGGTATGAGGATTGGGGGGCTAGTCCCCCCTTTCTTATTTAAGGGTTTCAATGGCTACTTTTCGTTGTCTTCAGTCTGGTAACACAGTGAGTTTTACCTTGCAACATGACATTGACTCAATGAAGGGTCATCAGGGTTATGTTCGTATTGATGAACAAGAAGTGTCTGACATTCCTGATGAAGTGAGGACAGATACTCCCTTCATGCCGCCAGTTGTACGGCGCATGGGTCGCCCAAGGAAAGTTGCAAATGTCTGATATAGACGCTAGAGATTTTGGAAGGCTGGAGGCTCAAGTTGAGGCTCTCCAGACAGAAGTTCATTCTTTGAGCAAAGATGTGAAGGCTTTGCTTGAGTTGGCAAACAAGAGTAAAGGTGGATTCTGGATGGGAATGACCATTGCATCCACTGTTGGCGGCGTACTTACCTATGTTGGTGAGAGGCTGTTCAAATGAAAGGCTTGCTCTCAGGGGTATCGTGCCCCATTGCAACTCAGGATATAACTGTTAACCTAAAAAACAGGAATAACGCATTCAAGAAGTTTGGTTATGGCCCACCCAACCCTGATGAAGCAAATGATGCTTTCTGGTTGAAAAAAGCCAAGATGTATAACGCTCCCACATCTACCATCAAAGGTATGCTGTGTGGAAATTGTGCCGCTTTCATTCAGACTCCCAAGATGATGGAGTGCATCAAATCTGGTCTGGAAAAGGATGAGAATGAGGGTGAGTTGTCCTATGACGAAAACTTTGTCAAGGCGGCTAATTTGGGATACTGTGATCTGTTTCAATTCACCTGTGCAGCGGCCCGTACTTGTGATGCCTGGAAGTCTGGTGGGCCAATAACCAAGGAAAAAGCATGATGTACGGCAAGCCAATGAAAGCAGAAAAGTCTCCTTCAAAGAAGAAAGGTGTTCCTGTCACCATCATGGTGGCTATTGGTAAACCTAAGATGCTCCCTAAAAAGGGTCAGCGTACTGCTACCAACATGATGAAGAAATCAACCAGAGGTAAATAATGGCATCGTTAACAACTCCCGTCACTCTATTGAGCGCAGTTACTGCAACTGGCGCATCTCAAGCAGTTCAGGCAGATGCTGGTCAACCTGCATTTCTGCAAGTTTCTGGTATCACCAGTGCAACTGTAGCCCTGCAAGGTAGCTTGGATGGCTCAAACTGGTCAACAATTGGCACTGCATTGACAGCTAATGGCATCATAACCATTGCAAATGCACCGACATATCTACGAGCCAACTGCACTGTTTATGTCACTGGAACGATTACAGCCAAGATTGTTTACTAAGGAATTGCCATGAAAATGACCAAGGCGGCTAAAAAGGTTGGCAAAGTCATGCGTGAGTACAAAGAGGGCACTCTGCATTCTGGGTCTAAAAAGGGGCCAGAAGTGACTTCCCGCAAGCAAGCTATTGCAATTGCCTTGTCTGAGGCTGGAATGGCAAAACCTAAGAAGAAGGCCAAGAAATGAAGCCTGGACTTTATTCCAACATCGCAGCAAAGCGTAAGCGCATAGCTGAAGGTTCTGGCGAGAAGATGCGTAAGGTAGGGGCCAAGGGTGCGCCTACTGCTGCTGACTTTAAACAAGCTGCAAAGACTGCAAAGAAGGTTAAAAAGGTGAAGTAGATGAAATCTCCTGTTTGGCAAACAAAAGCTGGTCAAAATCCAAAAGGCGGCTTGAATGCCAAGGGCAGATCATCTTATAATGCGGCAACTGGCGGGGACTTAAAACCTCCTGTCAAATCAGGGGACAATCCCCGTAGAGCAAGTTTCTTGGCTCGAATGGGCAACATGGATGGCCCTGAGTTCAAGAATGGTGAACCAACGAGACTGCTTCTTTCGCTAAAGGCATGGGGTGCAAACTCCAAGGCTGACGCAAAGGCAAAAGCTAAAGCTATATCCGCAAGGAACAAGGCAAAAGCGAAATGAGAGCATTATCAGTTGGTGTTAGTCCTACAGCGGCAGTAGACACAACAGTCTATACCTGTCCGACTGGCTATTACGCCAAATTTACCGTCATGTATATACACAACACAGGCGGCTCTACCAAGCATATAACTGTTCAGTGGTTTGACGCAAGTGCTAGTACAACCCTTGATATATTGACTGAATACAATTTCACATCAAAAACGTATTTGCAGTTTGATGGCAATGCCTACATTGTTTTTGAAGAAGGCGATAAGTTAAAAATAACTACTGAAGCAGGAAGCACATTTAGTTTTATAGCAACATTTGAAGAAGAAGGGTTGACTAGAGCATGACCTACCTTGAACTTGTAAACGATGTACTCGTAAGGTTGCGTGAGACAACAGTTTCTACTGTTTCCGAAACCTCTTATTCTTCCCTAATTGGCAAGTTTGTTAATGATGCCAAGCGTCAGATTGAAGATGCTTTTGCTTGGAATGTTTTAGGTCAAACTATTACAGTTACTACATCAGCATCCACACCAACTTATTCTTTGACAGGTGCTGGTCAAAAGTTTCAAGTGATGGATGTCATCAATACCACAAGCAATGTTGGACTCATAAACATCAGCTTTGTAGACATGAACCGCAAGCTAAACTTTACGCCACTTGTCAATTCAATACCCACAGAATTTGCTTTTGATGGTGTTGATGGTAGTTACGACACCAAGGTGAATCTATACCCAATACCAGATGGTGTTTACACAATCAAGTTTGCCTTGACAGTGCCACAAGCCACATTGTCATCAGATGCAACTGTTGTTTCTGTTGCTGACACTTTAGTGGCTCAGAATGCTTATGCTCGTGCTTTGATAGAGCGTGGTGAAGATGGTGGATTGACTTCATCTGAGGCATATCAGTTATATAAGGGAATGTTGTCTGACTACATTGCCTTGGAAGGCACTCGTTATCCTGAGAATCAGGAGTTTGTTGCGATATGAGTCAACAAATACAAACCTTTAGCATTTCAGCGCCAGCACTTTATGGGCTGAATACGCAAGATTCACCTCTTGATCTTGCTGCTGGATTTGCTTTGGTTGCGACAAATTGCATCATTGACCAATATGGTCGTATGGGTTCACGCAAAGGTTTTTCAAGGGTTAATTCCTCTAGTGGAAATTTAGGCGCTAATGACGTTAAGGTCATCCATGAGTTAATTCAAGCTGATGGCACTTTAACTGTATTGTTTGCTGGTAACAACAAGTTGTTTAAACTTGATGGGTCTAATGCTGTTGTAGAACTTACTTATGGTGGTGGTGGTACAGCACCAACCATAACCGCAAGTAATTGGCAAGCAGCATCTTTAAACAACATCACATACTTCTTTCAGTCTGGTCACAATCCTTTGATTTATGACCCTGCTGTTAGCACTACAACATTTCGTAGGGTGTCAGAAAAGACGGGTTATGTAGGCACTGTGCCTGATGCCAATATTGCGATCTCTGCTTTTGGTAGATTGTGGGTGGCAAACACTACAACTAACAACGCAACAGTTTCTTTCTCAGACCTAATTGCTGGTCATGTTTGGTCAACGGGCACATCAGGTTCATTAAATGTAGATCGTGTATGGGCTAATGGTGCTGATGAGATCACAGGTCTTGCCGCACACAATGGTTTCTTGTTTATCTTTGGCAAGCGTCAAATTCTGATTTATCAAAATGCCACTACACCAGCATCTATGTCATTGAGTGACACTGTTGAAGGTATTGGTTGCATTGCAAGGGACAGTATTCAGACTACCAGCACTGATGTGCTTTTCTTGTCTAACTCTGGTGTTCGTTCTTTGATGAGAACGATTCAAGAAAAGTCTTCACCTGAAAGAGACTTGTCTAAGAACATTCGTAATGACTTGATGACTGTAATTGCTGGTGAGACATTGGCAAACATCAAGTCTGTATATTCTGAGCGTGAAGCGTTTTACTTGTTGACGACCCCATCTATAGGTGCTGTATTTTGTTTTGATACCAAAGCATATTTGCCTGATGGTGCGGCAAGAGCAACGACTTGGGACTCTATAACACCAACGGCTTTTTTATCTAGGCGTGATGGTAGTTTGTACAT